GGATGAGACCACTGACAACACCACAACCGAAGAAACCGAGACCGAAGATTCCCCCGAAGATTCGTCCGATTCGTCCGATCCGTCCGACGAAGCAGACGACGAGCCCGAGGAAACCGACGACACCACCGACGACGAAGACCCCGACGAGGAGACCGTAGAGGCCGAACCCGCCGCCGTGAGGAAACTCACCAAGCGTGTGGACAAGCTCACCGCCCGCGCCAAAAGCGCCGAGGAGCAAGCCACCACTCTCCAAGCCGAACTCGCCGCCGCCCGGGATGCGCTCACAAAAGCCCAGCCCATCGTGGTGCAAGACGCCAGCGACCCCCTCGCCGATGTCACCACCGCCGAAATCCTCGAAAGCCGCCTCGCCGCCGCCAACACCGTCCTCGACAATGTGCCCGACCTCATTGCCAAGGCCGACATGGAAGGCGAAGTGGAAGTGCCCATGGGAGACGGCAGCACCCGCAAGTTCACGAAGCAAGAGCTTCAAGAGCGCCTGCGAGTCGCCCGCCAAATCCTCAAAGCCGAGCCCGCCCGCCGGAACTACCTCGCCCAGCGCGAGACCTTCCAGCAAGAAGCCCGGCAAGTTTATCCCGAGCTTTTCCAAGACGACTCCCCGGCCCGCAAGATGATGCTCACCACGCTGCAAACGTATCCAGGCATCGCCAAGCTCCCGAATCTCGAACTCATCATCGGCGACGCCATTCGCGGCCAATCGTTACGCTTCCAGCAAGCCGAGGCCATGGCCAAAAAATCCGCTACGGCAAAGGCCCGTCCCGCCGCAGCCGCTCCCGCGAAACCCGCCGTCGCTCCCAAGGTTGTCAGCCCCTCCGCCGCCCCCAAAACCAAAACCAAAGCCGACCCGCTCGAAGTGTTGAAGAAGTCCGGAAACCGTGATGCCGCCGAGAATTTCGTCGCCTCACTTTTCAACTAACCCAACCCCAAAACTCAAACCCCCAAAACTAACCCTATGCCAGCTACCCCCATCACCACAGTCAAAGGCCAACGCGAGGATCTTTCCGACGCGATGGTCCTCATCGAACCCGGCGACACGCCCCTGTTCAGCCTCTGCAAGAAATCAAAAGAGCCTACGAATGTTTTATTTTCCTGGCCCGCCGACCGCTACAACGACCCACAGACCGCTGGCGTCCTCGCCGACGCGGATGTCTCCTCGTTTGACGACCAGCACGCGAACCGCGAACTTCTTTCAGGCCGTATTCAAAAGACCCGCAGGGCGTTCCAAGTGGACGACCTCGTTGAGCAAGTCTCTGATTTGGCAGGAGTAGGCAAAAAGCAAGCCTTCAACAAGGCCGCTGCCAAAGCCCTCGTCGAACTCAAGGTGGACATCGAAGCCATCATGGGCAGCGACAACGACAGCCAGGTTCAATCCGGGGCGACCCCCTACCGCACCCGTGGTATCGGATGCTGGATCAATTCCAGCGCCTTTACTTTCTCGGATACAGCCACAGCCGTTCCCGCCGCGTTCCGCACCCCCGCCGCGTCGATCAACACCACTGCCACTGCTTCTCTCACTGAGAGCAATGTCATTGATGTGTTGGAGTCGATGTTCAAGGTCCGCCGCGCTCGTCGCAACTACGACCTCGTTTGCGGCACCAGCCTCAAGCGTGCGTTCACGAACTTCATCCGCACGCAGACTGGTAGCTCAAGCGTCATGTCCACGATCCGCACCTTCAACAGCAATGTGGAAGACAAGAAGATCGTGAACACGATCGACATCTACGAAGGCGACTTCGGTGTGCTCTCGCTGCATGTTTCGACCTACCTCGCCCATGGCGGCACTGCCAGCGCGGCAGCAGCCCGTGGCTATGTGCTCGACATGGACCTCGTTTCCATCGGCTTCAATCGCAAGCCTCGCATGGAAGAGCTTGAAGACCGTGGCGGTGGACGCCGTGGCTTCTGCGACGCCATCTTCGGCGTAGCCGTCAGCAACCCCCAAGTCCTCGGAAAATTCGCGGCCACCGCGTAACACCCGCCCCCCAGCCCTTGCCGGTGGCCCCTCGTCTCGGGACAGGCCACCGGCAACCGGGCTCCCCTTTTTGACAATGGAAATCCTCAAAGAAGCCCTCAGCGACCTCCCCGGCGACCTCGCCGAAGGAGCGAAAAGCGAGTTGTTCGAGCAGTGGAACTCCCGCGCCGTGCAGGCCGACGCCCGCCAGCACGCCATCGCCGCCGACCACGCCAAGCAAGACCTCCGCTCCATCGAAGGCGTGGGCGCTTTGACCCTCTCCGTTGACCCCCAAATTTTTCACTATTGGAATTGGAAAGTGCCCGGCTGCTGGCGCGACTCCGATTTCATCGCGTGGTTCAAACGCAACTTCCCGCAGTGCGTCGTGAAATGCGGCGGCACCGGGAAGTTCGCCATCCTCATGCCAGGCCTCCGCACCGCATGATTAAAGACTCCGCCGAGGAAACTCGGGACACAAAGTATTGGATCGGCCAGCTCACCGAAGCGGCCACCGATGGCGGCTGGTTCTCGACCCTCCGCTCGCGGAACTACGACACCCGCATGGCCCTGTGGGACGGCCAATCCTCCGATGGCAAGAAGTGGCCTGAGAATTACGGGAAAAATGTTTTCCCCTGGTCCGGTTCGAGTGATTGCCGCATCCGCCTCGCCGATCTCGTCTGCAACCGCGAGGCCCAGCTTTGCCTCACCGCCACCTTTGCCGCCCGCCTGCAAATGATGCCGGTCGAATCCTCGGACTCCCTCTCCCGCACCGCCGCCGAGGCCGTGCTGAAATGGATGCTCTTCACCCACTGCGCCTCCGACCTCCGCCGCGAACTCGAACTCGCCCTCAACATCCGCGCCACCTACGGCCTCGCCATCATGGGCGTGTTTTGGAAAACGACGACACGCATTGAGCAGAAGAGCGTCAGCCTCGAAGACCTCATCGTCATGGCCCAAGAGCAGGGCGACCCCGCCTCCCCCCTCGCCATGCTCATCGGCGCGATCCTCGATCCGCTCCAAGAAGAGATCGCCATCGAACTCGCCGAGCAATTCGCCCCCGGCACCGGCACCGCCGCCAATGTCCGCAAGCTCCGCGAAGGCGGCACCGTCGAATACACCGAGCCCTACATCTTTGAGAGCAAGCCCGAGTGGACCGCCCTCGAACCTTTTAACGACATCATTTTCCCCACCGCCACCTACGACCTCCAACGCGCCCCCTGGATCGCCCGCCGCGAAATGGTCACTTGCGAGGAGTTGGAAGAGCGCACCGTCACCGAAGGCTACCCCTACGAATTTTACGAGAAGGCCGAGAACTACAAAGGCACCTCCCTCTGGCCCATCTACGCCCACCAGAACACCAACCGCCGTGACTCCATCCTCTGGCAAGACCACCGCGACCTGGTGGAAATCTGGCATGTCTATTCCAAGGAAACCGACGAGAAGACCGGCGCGACGAAAATCATGTGCCGGGTCATGCACCCGAATGTGGACATCTTCGCCAAAGAAGAAATCTCCCCCTACTCGCACGGCGAATATCCTTTCATCGAACTCCCCCGCGAGCGCGTCACCCGCTGCCTCATCGAAGCCCGAGGCATCCCCGAGATCGTCAGCACCATGCAGGCGGAGATCAAGACCCAGCGCGACTACCGCACTGATCGCGCCGGAATCTCCATACTTCCCCCAATGCGCATACCGAGCAATAGGGGGAAACTTGACATCGTGCTCGGCCCCGCCGTGCAAATCCCCGAGCGCCGCCCCAACGAAATCGGCTGGATGCAGCCGCCTCCTTTCGACCAGGGAACCATCGAGATCGAACGCGCCGTCCGCCGCGATGTGAACGAATACTTCGGCATGGCAGGCGAAGGGGTCGATCCCAACTATGTCGCCCTCGTCCAGCAGCACACGGTGGACCGCTGGCTCCGCGATTTTAAGGGCATCATCACGCAGACCTACCAGCTCATGCAGCAATATATGCTGCCCGTCCAAATCCTCCGCGTCTCTGGTGGACAGGCTCTCCCGTTCCAAGCCGACCGCGAAAGCATCCAAGGCAAGTTCGACCTCATCATTGATTGGGATGCCCGCAACCTCGACGCCGAAGCCCTCGGCGCAAAGCTCGACTACATCAGCAAAGCCATCGTGCCGATGGATACCGCCGGAGTCATCGACCGCGCCGGGCTCATCAAATTCATCATGAGCGCCGTCGATCCAGTTCTTGCCGAAATGCTCGTCCGCGACCCCGGCCCCGCCGCCGCCATGGAAGCCAACGAAGAACAACTTGCCTTCACAAAGATCGCCGCAGGCACCGAGCCCGAACTTCCCGCCGAAGGCCAGAACCACCAGCTCCGCGCCCAAGTCCTCCAAGGCATCATCCAGGCCAACCCCGCCCTGCAACAGCGCATCCAGCAGGACGAGATTTTCCGCAACATGATCGAAGCCCGCATGAAGGGCTTCAACTTCCAGCTCCAACAACAACAAAACGCCCAGATAGGCCGCCAAGGCACCCTGCCCGCCTTGCAGCAAGGAGGCGCACAATGAAGGCCACTCCCTACCGCACCGTCCGCGATGGCGTCATCAGCCGAATGGGCATCGACCCCGACCAGCCGCTCATGGCCTCGCAGGCTTCCGCGCTCGCCGAGTATTTGACGACCGCTGCCGCGACGGCTTGGACCTTCTTCGATTGGCCCGAGGTTTATTTGACCGAGGCCCGCACGCCTGCGGGCGATGGATTCCAGACCGGCGTCTACACCTACGAGTCCGACTATGTGGGAACCACCTCCTATATTGG